GTAGAAGGTTTAAAGATAACGAAGAACCAATGTTTACTTTAACTCAAAATGATGTTCATGGAGTAATGCATAACAAAACTCAAATCAGAAGATTGACACCAATCGAATGTGAAAGATTGCAAGGTTTCCCTGACAATTGGACAGAGGGATTATCTGATACACAAAGATATAAATGTATGGGGAATGCAGTAACTACAAATGTAGTTGAATGGGTGGTAACACAATTATATAAAAAGGAGATGGGATGAAAATAGACAGATGGAATCTG